CGGTGCAGTAGTGCTCACGACAGTGCCGTAGACCTGATAGGTCGTTGCGCTGGTGCCGACAAACGTGATGTTCATGGCAGCAGGCAGATTGACCTGCAGCTTGCTGTTGGAGTTGCCATCGGAGAACACCACAGACGGTTGCGACGAGGTGTCCGTGTCAAAGAAGGTTACACCGCCCACGAAATACAGCAGGTCCGAACCAGTGGTGAAGATGGCATCGTGGCCATCAGCTGCGCCGCCGCCGTAGATAAAGTTGAATACAGCTCCAGCTACCGGAGTAGGCAGGGTGTAAGTGCGGTCAGCAGAAACGTCGGCAACGATGTTAATGACGCCAGAATTGGCAGCCGTGGTGATCGTAGTGTTTGCGTTGGGCAGTGCAACCGGAGCCAGACCCGCGTTGCTCAGTACCGTAACAGTGCCGGTGGTCGAGTCAATCGAGATGCTCTGGAAGCCATTCTGCGACCGGACGGGACCCGAAAAGGTGGTATTAGCCATTGCATATTCCTCTCATGCGAGTTTGAGGCGGCAGTCTGCATGAAGTCGGCCCGGGCCGTCTGCCACCCAGAATGTTCCGGGGTTTTTCAAACTATACAGCAATCCCCAGAAAAAAAAAGGGGGACCGAAGTCCCCCTCTTTCTGTACCCCTTACGGGGTGCCGGGCGAGCCAAAGATGCCGCGCGGATCGCTGAAGCCAAAGCTGTAGCGCTCACGGGCCTTGTAGCGGACGTTGCCGGTATCGAAGTCACCTTCAAAGCCGGTTTTGATCGCTACACGCTGGAACATCTTCATGCCGTTCGGAGCATCGGTGATGATGAAGAAGGCATCCGGGTCAGTCAGGTAATGGTTGACCGAATAGCCCTGCGGGATCATCCCCATGTTGCGGATGGCGTTGATGTCGTTATCTGCAGTGCCAACGCGGAGCGTGGACTTCAGAATACGATCAGCAGTGAACTGCAGCTCCTTCGGGATGATGAGCTTCAGGCCCTGCACTGCGATCTTCAGGCCACGTTCATCGGTGAACGCGGCGATGTCGATCAGAGCCTGCTCCAAGGAGGTTTCTGACAGGTCGGCAGAAACAGACAGCTCGTTGCGCAGATCCGGACCACTCAGCGTGGGGTGGTCAGTGGCGCAGAGCGGCTTGCCGTCGCCACCCGTGGAGGTGGTGAAAGCACCGTTCAGGATTGCAGCGCCTTTGATCTGCTTGGTCTGCGCCATCGAACGAGCCAGTGCCTTGGTGTAGCGGGCGGAGAGACGGTCATAGAGGTTGTCCTCTACGGCCTCTTCAGTCAGCGAGAACGCCAGTGCGATGGTCTCGTGCGTGTAGCGAGCGGTGTAGACTTCCTGTGCATCGTCGTATGCAACGCCGGCACCTTCAGTCTTCACGGGAGCCTCACCAAAACCAGACAGCATTACCTCTTCTTCAAACGCACGGTCAGAGGTCTCGATGTCGTAGATTTCGGCGTGCTCGTTTTCGTAGCTGTTGTACTCCATGCCGAACAGGGCGTTCAGGCCGGGCTCCAGCTCTTTAACAAGTTGAGCGCGTGAAATAGCCATGGTTAGCTCCTATTACGGCGCTGTATTGGCAACGCCGGTGCTGCCATACAGGTGAGTGTTGATTTTAACCACAACGTCGACGTGATTTACAGCACGCTCGTTGCTGGGGCTGTTATAGAAACCCACGATTTTCAACACCAGTGTTGCGGTGTTGGCAATAGTGGAAGAATCCAACTCGGTGCCGGATACGCCTGTGGTGGAGCTGCCTGCTGCATAGGCGATCTTGGCGTTCAAGCCAACGTCTGCCTGTACAACGTCTTCATCCGCCTGAATGAGGAACAGCTGATTCGGGTCATCGACCACGTCAGCGGTAATAACGCCGGACGTGATGTTGACGGAACCCGGATAGAAGTTCTTCCAAGTAGGCTTGCCCGTGGTGGGATCGGTGTAGTTGCAGCCGTTAAATACGCCGAGCGCTGCAGTATGCAGCGTGTCGTCATATTTTACGACGTAACCGCCGGAGAGAGTGACGAGGTCACCTTGGTAAATCGCACCAGACTGGTTGTCAGCGATCTCATAGCCGTACTGCTTCTGAGCGCCAGTGGCGGAGAGGTTACCAAGCGGACGCAGGCCAAATGCTTTGTCTACGTTTGCCATGATAGCGTTCCTTTATTTAATCGTTGGTCCCATCACGGGGGCCACCGATAGTGGTTTTAGAGTGCCGTTCGGGAGCATTGATCCGCATAGAAGAATGACTGTTATGCTTCAGCAAATCGTTGTCCGCAGCTCGTATCTGATCATGGGTACGCTTTTGATAATGCGCTCTACGCTCTTCCGCTGTTTCTTCGGGGATTCTGGCAAGGACCATGTCGCCTACTCCAATCACGCCAGCATGCTTGCCGTCCTCGACAGAGCTGCCCTGAAACTCAGGGTACTCGTCGGCTCTGACCAGTTCATAGCCTTCGCGCAATTTTCCGGAGACATTCATCCTGTCATCATGCCCAGCGACTTCTCGCCGGATCCAGCGGTGCCTGTATCCATCTGGCGCAGGGGGTGCGTCCAGACGGGAAGGCGGTGCCCATGGCTTACGACGCGCGGCTTTTTCGCGAGATTCGCTACCGCGAGGAGTACGAGTAAGTTTCGGTACTGAAATGTCATTGTCGCTCATGTGATCACCTTTTCACGTATTTGGCATATTCTTCAAGCGGGACCCCTAGTTTCTTCGCAATTGCAACCTCACTAGGTTTCAACCTGATCATGCGGCGCGCTGTAGAGTTAACCCCGGATGACCGGGTAGCAGGAGCGACCGTTGACGCGGATCGGGCGCTTCTGTTGGTTTGTGGCGCAGCCTCTTCTTGGGGGTTTTGTGCCCCTTGAAAGCGCTGCGGAAATAAATTACGCATCCTACGATTGATCTCATCATAGTACTCATCCGAAGATGGGTCAAATCCTTCATTTTTGACCAGTTCGACATGGATGCCCCTGACGGTATTGGTCATTACAATGTCTTTCCCAAACCAAGGGTTCTGCTCCGCCCATTCTTCCGCCTTCACGTCTACCCGCGCCGGCATGCGCTGAACAGGCTGCGGGGCGGCGGCTTGCGGTTGAACAACGGGCTGTTCCTTGGCCTGTCTCTCCGTCTCAAGCAGCTTCTGCTGCTCCCACAGTGCAGTGGTGAGCCGCTGCTGGGCTTCGGTTTCCGTGTCGATGTCATTCTCTTCACGGGCCCGCTTGATGACGTTTTTGAGCGCCATGATCTGGGTGTCCAATCGGCCTCTGGCCTCACCCATTCTGGCGACATTGGTCTGGTTGTAGCGCTGCTGCAGCTCTTCGTTGCTCTTTTGCACACTTCGAGCGTACTCGATTGCCGCTTCTTCACGACGCTGATGTTCGCGTAGCCGAGCCGTCAGCTTGTCGATGCGCTTTTTGACCTTCTCTGAATACTGATCCAAGTCCTCGGCGTCAGGCGCATCATGTCGACCAGCTTGAGCATGGGGCTCTTCCTGTTCGACCTGAAGATCCTCTTGCTTGACGACAGATGCCTTGCTGCCGTCCTGATCCATCATGACAGTGGCTTCTTCTTCGTCTTCGCCGATGTTGAATTGAAGTTCGTATTGATCGTCAGCCATTGTTTTCTCCTCACATATGCAAGATGTCTTCAGGGTCGTTTACTACCCCAAGAATCTCGTCGTCGTTAAGAAGACGGATCTCTCCGCCGTCGATTTGAATCCGCGAGCCTGCGTACCGGCCAAAGATTACCCAGTCACCCGTCTTGCACCACGGGCCGTTCGGGAACTTGCTTTCGTCTGCATAGGCCAGCTCGCCCATCCGCAACACGTACCCAACGTTGGTCGCAAGCTGGGTGCGCTTCTGTGTCTCGTCAGATAACAGAATGCCTCCCTTCGATGTCTTGCTGCCACGATAGGGAAGAATGGCCAATCGCCAACCTGTGGGCTTGGGGATCATGTCGAAAACGGATCCCTGAAGCGCTGCTTCATCGACTTTTCCGTCTTCTGTGATGGCTTGCTCAAGGGAGGGGCGCACGACAGCAGGCTGCTGTTGCTGTTCCTGCCACTTCTGCTCAAGCGCTGTCAGTTTTCTTTCTGTCTCCATGGGGGCTCCTTTTGGTTGGTTACTCTTCGGCATGTTTCTTGAGCCGCTGTCGAATAATGTCCTCCGACAGTCGAATACCTTCCAGTCGCCCCATGAGGAAGCGATATCGCTCCATGTCAGGCAGCGTGCCACTCAACACGAGTGACTCGGTGTCCTTCTCAAGTAGTTTGATATCGCGGAGCACGCGCTCTGCAAAGTCAAGCATGGTTATTACCCATGAGGCAGACAGTTTGTAGCCACTGTCTGGAAGGCTTTTTAATAAATCTTGACGGGGCGGTTGCCGTCGCGTTTCTTAACGATCATTACGGGACCACCATCCTTCATGTTGCGTGATTTTCCCGCACTTTTCAATGCAATAGCAACTGCTTGTTTCTGTGCAGCCTTCTTGCTCTTGGGAGCGCTTGTTCCGATGGTGCCCTTCTTCTCGAAGGAACCCATCATCTCGCCGATGTTCTTGCTGATGGTCTTCTGGCTTTTGCCCTTCTTCAACGGCATGTGCTTACCCTCGCGGTGCATAGATTCTTTCGCGTGCCACCTCGGTACGCTGCGCTGCGATCTTCTCTTGCGACTCAATGCGCGCGTCGTTGGCTTGGGC